CACCGGAGTCGTCTACAGTTATCAGATAATCTGCGGTTTCCGTACTCAAGGTAATTGCCTCGTCATTGATATTGTCCGGGATCGCAGCTTTGATCGTGTTGAACATCCCGTGGAACATCAGAATGATGTCCTGCATCGGCTGCATCACTCTGCGCCATGCATGGGTGTCATGAGGTGTTGTGCCTGCGCTGGCAGCAGCGAAAAGCTCATAGGCAATGCCGTCTGTGAACACTGCCACATCCCCGATGCTGTAACTGGTTCCGGAATCATAGGCTCCCTTATAGTTCATATTGAGTCACCTCTTTCAATTTTTTTGTATGTAAAAAGCCGCCCGAAAGCGGCTCATAGATTTTGCAGGAACCTTCACAAAAGATTCCTTTAATTTACGCAGGCAGTTCTTTCATGTTAAGCAGCTCCGGAAAATCCGCAATCAATCTCAAATATAACGCCTGCGCTCCGTATGCTGTCGGATGAACTTCATCTGAATCAAGCATACCGTCATACCATGAAGAGTTTGCACTACTTGCTCCTACAGCGGAAGCAAAGTCAACATACCGCAAACCGCATTTTTTAACGTATGCGTTTTTCTTTGTATTGTTCTGTGTAGGAGTGTTCGGAATTGTTGCAAGAACAGGTTCGATTCCATTCGCAATACAATTGATAATAAAGTTTTCAGTATTAATCTGCCAATAAACATTTAAGTCCGTTGTGTCTGCATTATTCATGCCCAAGAACCAAAGAGCATATTGTGGATTTCCTTTTTGAATGAGATTGCTGAACGCAGGATATATATCCTGTGCAGAAGCACCGGGCCATGCGTTCAGCAATACGTTTTTAATCCCATCTGCGAACATATAATAGGGCCATCTTACATTACCCTTGCCAAGATAGCTGTCACCGAAAATCCAATAATTACTGTTTAACGTATCGATATTATAAACAAGTTTGCACTCTGTAAGAGAAGTGCTTGAGCCAACCGTCACAACAGGAGAACCGTACCAACCAGACCAATAATTATCCGTGCGCTCATACTTCCCACCGTTTGTTATAATCGTAATTTTGTAATCGTTGTTGGAATTGTTAACGGCAATCCTAACATAGATATAATCTTTTATAGTCAAACCGTGGTCTACCTGTCCATTGTTGTTACCGTTTACAAAATACGTTATTTTTGAATTGCCGATTGCTAACCGGATGCCTTTATCGCTTGCGTTTACATGACCAATATCAATCCGATTAAATGACGTTATCTTTGCATAAAACGTTATTTCATTTGCTGTTGAAACATTATTTGCAAAAACAGAAAGACTGTCATTTGCTCCCATGCTTGCCGCTGTTGCGGTTGCCTGTTTGTTTTTCAGAACAGATGACACAATATGGTCATTATCATCCGTTCTTTTCGGAATCAGATTCGACACATAGGGAACATATATCAGCGAACCGCCAAGACACATCCTTCGGTTTGTAAGCACCTCATTTGTGTTATATGAAAGACGGATATATTTCGCTCCGTTTGTTGCGATTGTCGCATAATACCGTAATACATCAGAATCATAAGTAACGGTTAAACCTCCGCCTGTACCACCGGATAAGTAATTCTTGTTTGCATCATAAAATGCGTACCGAATATTTATTCCTGCAAGCGTATCAATGCTTCTGCTCAAAATCAGCGTACTGTATTCAGAACAATCCATATAATCAAAGTAAGAATATGAACCGCCTGTCTGTACTTCTCCTGTTGTATTATCGATATAATAACCGCTGATTGCAGATGCTTCATTGTATATGTTTTTTGATTTGACTGATTTAGAAATATTTGATTCAAATTCGTTGAAAGCGCTCTTTAATGAACCAACCATGTCCGCAGGAGCAGCGCTGGAAGACGATGCCAGAGACCGGTCCAAAGGCGGATTGGACGGGTTGGAGAAGTTCTCCGCAAGGTACGCATCAACCGCAGGCGTAATCAGTTCTTCTGGCGCAGGATCGCCCTGGTCACCCTTGTCACCCTTATCGCCCTTCGGGATGCCCAGCTTCAGCTTATAGTCTCCGTAATACCCTTCATGCTCCCATTCCGCTGTGGCGGATGAACCGGCAGCCAGCGTTTCAGCTTCCGCTTCCAGATTCAAAAGCATCGTCCGCGCAGGCGGATCGGTATCGCCGGGATCAGTGATCGCTCCGTTAACGCGGACCGTGACAACCGTACTCTTCCCGCGCTTCACCAGCGTGGTGTTCTCTGTCTCTTCCAGCCAGACTTGCATCACACCGTTGCCTTCAATACCGCCCACATCCGTCTGCGTGAACTGCCAGGTAAGAATATTGTTGGAGAAAGTGGTTGTCGGAATATACGCATCGTTCTGCGTCTCGCCAGGTCGGATATACACAATACTTGGAACCCCGTTCGGCATATCCTCCAGCCATGCGCTCATGTCAATCTGGATATCTCTGAACTTGTGTTCTCCCGTAAATCCGATGTCTATAAACTGCGGAAGTTTGTCAATGTCATACATAGCCGTCACCCCTTATGCAATATAATGGACGGTACATTCGTCCGAGCTTCCCGATCCGGTTTCCCCGGAACAGATCAGCGTCATGTTATGCGGATAGGACAGGTACGCTGTTGCGTCCGTTGTCCTGCTTAATGTAAATGTAAAAGTAATGCTGACAATGTTCGCAGCAATCGCAGCGGAAATCGTGATCTCCTTGGAGAATCCGTAATCCCACTTGAGGGACTGCATATACGGGAAGGTTCCGACTGTTCCCAGGTCAATCGTGGAACTGTCACTCAAGTTGGCAACCGCCGTCAGCGTGGCATCCCATGCGGCTGTCGATCCGTTCTTGTACAGCACACCGGACAGTTTCAGTTTCTTCGCCCCTGTCGCGTCAATCACACTTCCAAGATTACAGGTCTGGCTCCATGTTGTGTTCGCCGTCACAACAGACCATGCGGATGTCTCCGCGTCCGCAACAGCCTGCGTATAACTGTAAGGAGTGATCACACCGGAGCTTGGCTCCAGCCAGATAATCCCGTGACCGGAAGGCTGGGAAGAGGCTACCACTATATTGGGGATGTCCAGGTCTGCATCCAGCTGACCGGTCACCTTGAGGTCCGTTACGTTCATCGTGGCCGCGCTGATCTCCGAGGAATTCAGCTTCACCGCCTGCACATAACCGCTGGAGTCTGCCTGGAAGATCGTCTGATCGTTCCCCGTTCCGCCCATCAGTTTGATGATCGAATTGTCCTGGCCCAGAATGCTCACAAGGCCGGTTGTGTTCATGTTCAGTTGTGTCGGATCAATAATGACTTTTGTTTCACCGGAGGAAAGCTCAATCTTCGTTGCTTCCACATCCACCAGGGATGTGCCGCTTGTCAGCTTGATATACTTGCTGCCGGACAGGTCGATGCCTACCGCCTTGATCGTGATGCCGCTGATATCGCCGTCCTGGTTCTGCACCACAGCGAACAGCCGGTCCGCATCGATCTGGAGATCGGCAATGTTCCCCTCGTCATCCTCAATCTTCTGCCGGAAGGCTTTGCCCATGTCCTCCAGGCGCAGCCGTCCGAATCTCCGGTAGATATCATCAAAGATTTCGTCAAGCTGGACAATCAGCGCTTTCCCCTGTTTGTCAAAGCTGGACGGTACCCGGAGCGGCTGATGCTGCTGGATGGTTGAATATTTATCGCTCATTCAATCACACCTCAATCCGGGTCTGTCTCGACCACCATCTGAATGCCGCCCAGAAGCCGCCAGACCACATTCTCCGGCATTGTCAGCGTTTCGATGATCAACCGGAATCTCCGGCTCGTACCGCCAAAGCGGATCTTCTTCTGCTTGGCTTTAAAAGTGGTTGTCGGCACCGTCACATTCTTGCTCTTCCGCTTCTTCTCTGTCTCAATCGTGAACCGGAATGTAGCCGGTCCGCCCTTGACCTCCGGAGAGAAGTAGATTTCATATCCGCCCTTGGCCATGCTCTTGCGGTCAAAGTCGATCCACGCAGTCTCCCACCTGGTCGGCTTCCCGCTGGCCTTGCCTGTCTCCCAGGAATTGTAGTTGATGACAATGATCTTTCCAGGCACTGTGGAGCTGGTCGCATACAGTGCTTCCTCGGTTGCCATCATGCTTTCTATATGAATGTCCGTATACAGCAGGAAGGTGCCTTCCTCAACACTGTACACAATCAGCGCATTGTTCGCTGTTGCACCGTCAATTGGCACAGACAGGTAATATCTGTTTTTGTAAAGCACCGCGCAAGCCTGGTCCAGAGCATTCCGGTTGATCCGCTTCCAGGTCTTTTCAATCATCATCCTCTGGAACGGGTTTACGCTCAATCCGTCATAAACGCTCATTCCTTCCTTCTCGGCCATGAAGATGCGCTCGGTATCAACGGCCAGCGTCCCGACATAGGGTGCGCCGCCGCCGTACTGCTCTTTGAATGTGTATTCGCCCGGATCGGTACCAAGGATGCGCCATACTCTGGTCTTCTTGAAGGCCAGAAGCTGGCTGCCAAAGGAACGCAAGCCGGTGAAGCTGTCACCGTCCCAGCTCGGCTGCATGATATCGCCAGCGCCGTCCTCCGGTTCCTCGTTCTCGCCTGCCGCCGTCCAGTTTGTCGGATCATAAGGTCTTGAATACACCAGCTTGTCCGGATCGTCTGGAATCGCGCCACCCCAGATGCGCTCTGCATAGCGCTCAATCACGCCGAACTTGTTCCCCTGGGTATCCACAGCGGAAACCGTCCAGTCATCCTGGGAAACGGTTGCGGTGTACGGAGGCTTGATAATAATCATGCCATCATCCGCATTGCTCATCAGCAGCACATCCACCGGCGCGGTCGATCCTTCCGGATTGATCTCATAGGTCACAAAGCTCCACACATTGTTCGCGTAGGCCGTTACGCCTGTCGGAAACGGAAGCTCCGTAAACTCCCCTTCTGCAAGGGACTGCTTATAGTAAAGTTTTCCACCGGCAGCAACAATCATCCAGTCCTTGCTTCCGGTACCGGTGTACCACCGCCGGTGGAACTTGGCGAGGGTTTCAATCTTTGTTCCCGTGAAGGAATAGTCCAGCACAGTCGGCTCCGCCATCGGCTGAAGCACTCCCCTGTACGTTTCCACGTTTTCCGCCGCGATGGCGAACCGGAGATCACGGGCAATCTCGTCATCCTGCCGCAGACCGGCGAACGCTGCAATCCAGACATCCGCGTCATAGGCATGAAGAGAATAGTACGCCATCAGTCCTCACCTCACATCGGGATATTGATAAAAATGCGGACTTTCTTCTGGCTTCCGTCTTCATTGAATCCGTCCTTACCGCCAGCGTCCGCAATCCGTGACAGCAATTCCATAAAAGCCTGCCAGTAGGCCCTTCCGCGATTCTGCTTCTGCGGATTGCCGTTCCTGTAGATCAGCCATGTTGCCCAGTCGGCAATATACCGGTGAATCCATACAGGCAGTTTCGGCTCATCGCTGTCTTCCACAAGCGCGGGATACGCAGTCGATGGCACATGATTGCTGTCCCATACCGTTACGATCCGGTCATAGCCGTCATTGATGTAGTCATCAATATGCGGCGTATAATCCCCCAGATCGTCCGCGTCATTGTTCGTCTGGAACATCACCTGTTCCTGGATTTCATTGAGCGTCATGGCAATCACTCCTTAAATGTCCGGGAATTTGTTCTTCAGCTGAACGAACACCGGCACCGGAACTTCAACGTATTCTCCGCGCTTCACACGCCAGGTCCACTCACGGACTTCGTTGGCGATGGTAACGTGTTCATACTGGTCCACCTTCAGTCCGCTGCCTTCCTCCTCCAGCCGGGGCAGGAAAACGCGAACCATCGGTCCGTGGTAGTATTCTTTCTTTTCTTCCGCTTTGACGGTAATGCCGTCATCCAGGCTGGATTCCTGGTGAACAGGTTCTTCAAACTCGATCTCTTCGTCCACATCAAGTGTCATCGGTTTCTTTGCAGCCATCGTTCAGTTTTCTCCTCTCTGATTAAGAACTCGGCGTACTGTCTACCAGCAACGCCAGGGAAATGGAAATGTCCTTCAGAATCTGGGTCTGGATCTGCGGCCACGCTTCTGTGCCGTACTTGGTTTCTACCGCAGCGATGTTCGCTTCAACAACATCCTGCCGAGTGGGTGTCGGGTCTGCCATAAGAATCTCTCCTTTCAAAAAAAGAAGGGTCCCCCAACGAATTGAGGGACCCCGTGTTCATCCGGATTAGGCGCTGACCGCGTGTTCAAGCCGGACAATAAAGTCATCCTGGAGAACCGCGCAGGCGAAGAAGGGAACCTTCCACGCAATGGTGCCTTTCTGATCGTTTGTGTACCCTCGGTTTCCCGATATTTAACAGGGGAATAGACTATATCTTCATCCATGTAGGATGCGTGGCACTTCGGAATACGGAGTTTCACCGTAAACCTACTCCCATGAGGGATAGTCGTTACACCTTCCTCTTACGAGGCTTGGCACGGGATTGGCATGACCTTTCGGTTTTAGCTTTCCCCGTTAGCCGCATTTCTGCGACACCCGGCATTTACCGGTTCACCACGTTTTCAAGCCGCATTGCTGCGGCAAGCGCCCGATATGTTAAGCGGATCAGATGTACCAGCGGAACCCAGAGGCTTCACGATGATGCGGATGTTCGGCTTGCCCTTGCCGCCCAGCTTCACGCAGCCGAAAGCATTCTGACCGTAGATGATGGAGGCGTGAACAGGTACGCTGTTGCCGCCGCCGGTCGGAGTGATCGCAGTGCTGTTGCCGGTAGTCCAATTGTCAGTGACGGAGGAGGCAGGCTGCCAGCGGAAGACCACCTTGGTCTTGTTGGCGGTGCCGGACGGATAAACCCGTTCAATGCACATCAGCGTCTTGTAGGTGCTGGAATAAGTCACATAGACCAGCTTGCCGGTCAGTTCACGGGCAACATCCTCGGTCATGGTGGCCGTAACGTACATGGCCCGTTCTGTCCTGTCATAGGTGCCGTACATGGTCAGACTGGAAGTGGTGCCGTACAGATAGCTCTCGGTGTCAAACACTTTCGCGTTGTCCACTTCAAAGAACTTGACCTTGTAGATGGTACCCAGCTCAAACCGCTGTACGCGGGTATCGTTCTGATACTGCGCAACCGCGATCCAGTGGGAATCGCCGGACAGATCGTAGTAGGTCTCATGGGAAATCTTGCTGTGGAAGAAGCCGTCAGCAAAAGGCTGTGCGCCCTTCTTCTTCAGATTCCGGACCGCCTTCTTCACCATCGTGTAGTTGATGATATCAGTGCTGGCGATGGAACCACGGGCAGCGATGGTCCCGGGGAACATGACATTCATACCGGCGCAGATGGCATCGCGGCCCACGGTGTCGATGGACAGGGCAGCCTGCCGGTTCAGCCGGTCGGACATCGCCTGGGTCTTTTTGTCAACGTGCCACAGGTCGATTTCATCGGTGTAGTCCATGTAGCCGCCGTACTGTTTGGTCATGACGGAGAACGCGGTCTCGGTCAGACTCTGCGGATCGGGGGTAACACCTTCGGCCAGAGGCGTGGTGACCGCCGGAAGCTCGGTGTAGCGGAAGAACTTAACGTGCTTGCTGCCGCTGTTCATCGGCTGGTCGATCATCTGGGCATCGGTCAGATATCCCAGGTTGGGTTCTACGTTTTCAAGCGCCCTGCGCTGGAGATAGGATTCCAGCAGAGTCGGCGCAATGCCGGAAGAATAGGAATAATTCATGGTAACACGCTCCTTAACTTAATTTGTAGCGTGCCCCCTCCGAGATTTTTTTCTCAAACCGCCGGAACTGCTCATCGGACATATTCTCGATCGCGTTCGGCGTATGAGCGGTTGCCCCGTTAGGGGAACGCATTGGCGCGGGAGCTTTCTTCTTCGCGGCTGGTTTGCTCTTCTGCTCTTCCAGCACATCGTAGAAGTCCATCTCTCCGCTGACGATTTTCGCTTTGATTTCGGGGTCACTGTCCATGATGGCAATGACATCCACGCCGGTGCGATTCTTGATCTTTTCTGCCTGGTTTACAAGCATATTGATCTGCGCCTGCTGCACCGGGTCTTCCTTCGGGGCGTACTGCCCGTTGGAATTTCTCGGCTGGGTCTCCGCAGTCTGCGGTTCAGCCTTCGGCTGGCCTTGACGGTACCGCACCAGTTCCCTTGCCGTTTCCAGGTCCTTGACCTTTCCGCTGGCAACCAGGTCCTTCGCGTCCATCTCAATCAGCCGATCCATCAGAGGAGCCATCTTCTGCTCATACTCAGCTCGGACTTCTCCTCTGATCTGCTCCGAAAGTTTTGACACTTCCTTGTTCCACCGTGATTTGAACCATCCGGGTTCGCTGGTACCTTGCGCCTGTTCCGGTTCCGCGGCTGGAGCTTTCGCCTCTTCATCCGTGAAGGAATCGAGGTCTTCTTCGGGTTCACCCATTTCTTCTTCGATGACTCCTTCTTCGGGCGTGTCGGCCGCCTCAAAGTCATCATTCATTTCGACCATGGTCTCCTCGTTTTCCAAAGGAATTCTCCTTTCGCGCCCTCGCAAATCACGGAGCGTGATGTTTTATTTGTAAACCCGGCAAATCACCGGAGGTTTACCTTATCCTGGCAGTTCTGCGCCGGTCGGCACACCCATCATGTTCTGCGCTCCGGCAACCAGCGGACTCTGCGCCGCCTGCTCCTGCTGTGCGGCTACCGCTTCACGCGGAGGCTGTCCCCGCCTCGCCGCCATTGTGGACAGTGCGTTCGTGGTCTGCGCCACCGTCTTCTTCAGATTCTGGTTCTCCGCGTTCATCTGCTCCATCTGCGCCTGCATCTGCTCAACCTGTTGCTGAAGCGCCTGCATCTGCTGCTGATAGGTTTCGTTCGCCTGGATCACCGGCAGGATTTTATCCTTGCCGTCCAGGTTCAGAATCTGGAACAGCGCCGAAAGCGGGAAAAACTGCTG